CAGAGGATTTATATACTGCTGAAGACGATTTATTTAAAATAGCAAATTTTGCTGTTGAAAGATTACGTTTAAAAAATGCATATACTGCAGCTAAAAGAAATTTTACAGATGATCTTTTAGATCAACAAGCAGCAGATATTGTGAGAAATACTGTTCCTAATTATGCATATGTATCTGACACAGTTAGAGCATTAAGACGTTTACCACTTGGAACTTTTATGTCATTTCCATCAGAAATATTAAGAACAACAACTAATATTGCACAAAGATCATTAAAAGAAATACAGGACCCAGCGTTAAGAAATATAGGTATTAAAAGATTAATTGGTTTAGGTACAGTTTTAACTATAGCACCAAATATAATACAGTCAGGTTTTCAAACAATATACAATGTTACCAATGAGGAGTTACAAGCATTAAAAAGATTTTTACCTAAATGGTCTAAAAATTCTACAATTTTACCAATTAGAGCAGAAAATGGTGATTTAAAATATATAGATTTTAGTCACGGTAACGCATATGACGTGGCCACAAGACCGATACAAACACTAATTAACGAAGTGCAAAAAGGTATTACAAATGAAGAGGTGTTAATGAAAGGTGTTGTGCGTGGTATGGCACAAGCTGCAGGAGAACTTGCATCACCTTTTATATCAGAAGCCATCTATACAGAGGCTGCACTAGATATTATTGCAAGAGGTGGTAGAACACGAGAAGGTAGACAACTATACACAGATCAAACACCTGACGGTGAAAAAATAAAAATTATTACAAACCACTTGGCACAGGCAATGTTACCTTTTTCTTATCAACAATTAAATAGATTATATCAAGCAGCTACTGACAAACCATCAAAACGTGGAGAGTTCTTTGAAGTTCCGGATGAATTGTTAGGGTTTGCAGGATACAGAGCTGTTAGAGTAGATCCTGTAAGATCTATGGGTTTTAAGATAGCAGGTTATCAAAGAGGTATTAGAGAATCTAGAGCGTTGTTTACAGGAGGTGATCAAGGTGTATTAAAAGGTGGACCTAAGACCGCAAGAGATGTTGTAGAAAGGTATATTGCAGCAAACAAAGCTAAATTTAATGTTGATAGAGAAATGGTTAGAGATATAAAATCTGCAAATATATTAGGAACAGATATGGATGCCATCAGAAATGAATTTAATGAAAGAGGATTAAGAAACGTTTACAATAGATTAGACAACGATATTTTTACCCCATATTTTCCATCAGAAAATATACAAAGAGAATTTAGACAAATTGAAGAAAGAATAAATGTACCAAATCCTTTTGAAGAGGCAAGAGATGTATTATTAGAGATACAAGATGATTTAAGAGATTTATCTTTTGACGATGAGTTTGACATAGATATTGAAAATTATTTACCTTCATACGATGATATGGCACAGTCAACACCAACACCACCAATAAATCCTGCGATAGTGCAAACAAATCAACTGGCATCTATTAATGCTCAAGGATTAACACCTTCAGAACAAGCGTTGCTAAGTCCTGAAGAACAAGCTATAAGACTAAGACAAAGAGGAATGTCATAATGGGATTATTTGATGAAAAAGCTACGTTAACAGCAGGACAAGATCCTGGAGATGCTTCAGCAGAGGGCATAGCTAAATTATTAGTAGATAGTAACTTATTTGAAAAAGCAGTTGAAGAAGGAGTTATTAGCCCTACAAGAGTTGTACCAGAACTTAGATCAATCATAGCAGATCCAGAGTTAACAGATCCTAGTTTGGATGTTAGTAGTTTAAGAACAACTACCCCAACTAGACAAGAGTTATTAGCTGATGTTCCAGAATTTTCAGGATTACAATTTGATCCTACGCAACAAAGTTATATAGAAGATTTATATGCATTGTATGGTGGTGCATTACCTACAATAGAGCCACCGGTTGTAACAACACCAACAACAGATACAACACCGACTGTTGGTACAGGCGGCGAGGGACAAGCAACAGGCGACTCTGGACTAGATTCTGCTCCAATCGGAGACTTAACACAATCAGGAACTTTTGCTAATCAACCAACTTTTACAACAACACCTGGAACAACTGTAGATAATGTAACTGGAGATATAACAAATCCAGATGGAAGTTATGGTGGAAATATTGTTGATGAATTTGATCCAACCACTCGATTAGATACAAGTATAGCAGTAGAAGATTTAACTCAACCAAGTAATATTGGAGACTTTCAAATTACAACAGCACCACCTTTAGGAGATCTAACAGGAAGTATATCAGGAGCACCACAGATAGCTTCACAACTTGCAACACAAGGACCAACAACAATACAAGGACCATTATCACAAGTGGGAGTGCCGGGAGTTACTCCAGAGGATATTCAACAAGCAAAAATTGATGAAGTAAGGTTAGGTAGTTACAAGCCTTCATTTGAAACAGTTCAACAAGAAAACACTATTCAAAGTATAATAGGTAAAGCAGGTCAAACTGTTGATAATGCTTTAAATGAATTAGGTAAAATACCAGGAGCTGTAGTGGATTTCGTAAATGAAACTGTAGATGTATTTGGAAAAACACTTAACGTTGGTAAAACTTTAGCATCTGCTGCTATTAATACAGTTGTAGGTGGACCCGTAAGTTTAGTGTTTGATGCAATATCTAATGTTGAACCCTCAGTTTCTCAAATAGAATATGATAGCTACACTGAAGACCAACAAAACGCAATAGACAAAGCCTATGGTCCTGGTGGAGTAATGGAGGGATACAATGCGGTATCTGCTTTTGGAAGAGGTCCAAAAGCAACTGTTGAAAGTAGATTAGAGGAAAGAACTAGTAAAGGAATATTTGATAACACAACAGATCAATTAAATAATTTATCTAATAAACTTGGTGGAATTACAATTAGTGCACCACTATATGATTTTGATGATACAACTACAACCACGGGGACTCCAAGTGGAAACACTGTTGATGTGGAGACAGGTAATATAACAGACCCAACTGGAGTTAATGTTGGAAATATATTTGATGAGGTAGCATTAACAGGTGGCGGACCAACATCAGATGATGATCCTGCTGGACCACCAGAGGGACCAGGAATAACGGCTGACGATGCTTTTGGAGACGATGGACCTAGTGATGTCGGAGGACCACCAAGTGGACCAGGAGCTACAGCAGATGAAGGTTTTGGGGGAGATGGACCTAGTGATGCAGGAGGACCACCATCAGGACCAGGAGAATCATCAGCAGATGCAGGATTTGAAAGCGATGGCCCGTCGGGTGGCGGCGGATCGGGCGGAGGCGGCGGAAAAATTGTCTGCACTATGATGAACGAATCTTACGGTTTTGGGTCTTTCAGAAATAAAATATGGTTGAGACACTCAAAAAATTTAGCACCAGAATATCAAATAGGATATCATAAAATATTTTTACCACTTGTAAAAATATCTAAAACAAATAAAATTATTAAAAAAATATTAGAACACATAGCAGTGCATAGAACTATTGACATTCGACAAGAATCAAGAGGCAAGGTGCACATACTAGGTAGAGTATATAGAAAAATACTAGAACCTATTTGCTATTGGGTAG